TGGCTTTAAGACCCGCTACGGCATGGTCGCAAACCCATTCGCTGAAGGAACCACCGTTGGCGCAGGTCGCCTCAGAGTTAACAGCAACCGCTACTACAGAAGAGTTGCAGTTAAGAACCTCATGTGATTTGATTCACAATCAGTCAAAGACCTCCTTCGGGGGGTCTTTTTTTATTATGTGGATAAATAGTAAAAAACTGTATTAGTAATGGCGACCAGAAAGAAAGCTAAGGAAAGGACAGGAACTCCGTTAGAAAACAGAAATTTTCTTTCACCAACAGGATTTAAATTTTCCCTGAAAAGAAGTCCTGGCGCTGCATTCTTTTGCAATCAAGCTAACATTCCATCTTTGGATCTTGGAGTTGCATCTCAACCTACGTATCTAAAAGATATTGATATTCCTGGTGATAAAATTCAATTTGGAGATTTAAATATTAGATTCTTAGTTGATGAGGATCTTGTAAATTATATGGAACTTCAGAATTGGATACGTGGTCTTGGATATCCAGAATCGTTAGCAGAGTTTAATAATCTAGAAACCGAAGCAGTTGGAAAGATGTATGAAGATGGTGATAACATTTACTCGGATGGAACATTACAAGTTTTAAGTAGTAATCTTGTGGCAAAGTTCAACGTAAACTTTAAAGATTTGTTTCCGGTTTCTTTATCTACTATTACGTTTGATGCCACTGACACAGACATTGATTACTTTACAGCAGAAGCAACTTTCAAGTATACTATATACGAACTAACTGATTTGAATAATAATTCTTTATGATCGATCTTGACAAACTTCAAGGGATGTGGGAAAAAGATTCAAAAATTGATAGAGACAATCTACATGATGAATCACTAAATATCCCCTCTCTACATGCAAAATACTTTGAACTTTATAATACACTTTTTTTACTAAGAAAAAAAGCAGAGCAACAAAGAAAAAATATAAGACACGAAAGGTACGAATATTTCAGTGGTAAAGCAGATCCTGATGTATATGTTGAATCTCCATTTCCCAAAAAAATTAGAGATAAAGATACTATGCAGAAGTATCTTGATGCAGATGACAAACTCTCTACAGTATGCTTAAAGATTGATTACTATGATACGATGCTTGTCTATATTGAGAGCATACTGAAGCAGATAACTAATAGAACTTATCAAATCAAAAACGCAATAGAATTCATGAGGTTTAATTCAGGACTAGGATAATGGATGAAGAATTCGAGCCAAGTCAAGAGTTTGATTACACAGTTAATTTAACAATAGATGACATTCATCTATTACATCACTGTGTTTTAAAAAGAATTGAAAATTGGGAAGGTTCTCCTGCTAGACATCCAATAGAACAACAGCACCTTTGGTATTTGAGAGATTCGTTGTATAGAATGATATTGGAATATAAGTTTGAAAATATGTAATAAATATTAGCAGATGAATGGACTTATGTGATTGATACATCAGCCAATCTTGTTATATCTAAGTCAAATGAAGTATTTTTAAAGATTAATACAGAACCTCATATTGAATATGAGTTAAGAGATCATTTTAAATTTGAAGTTCCAAATGCAAAGTTTATGCCACAATATCGTGGTAGGAATTGGAACGGAGAAATTCATTTATATGATATGCGATCTAAGCAGATCTATGTTGGTCTGTTAGATAAAATTGTATCCTTCTGTAAGAATTATGGATACACTTATAGGTTTGAAGACAACCAATGGTATGGAACCCCGTATGAAGAGAACGATGGTATATCGTTAGAGGGTGTCAAAGATTACATGCATTCCATTTGTGCCCATACTCCCAGGAAGTATCAAGTTGAGGGAGTATACGGTGCCCTAAAGCATAATAGAAAACTATTGATATCTCCCACTGCTTCTGGCAAATCGTTGATGATTTATTCTCTCGTAAGATATTACGTTGAGAGAGGGGAAAAAATTCTCTTAGTTGTTCCGACGACATCTCTTGTAGAACAGATGTATAAAGATTTTCTTGACTATGGTTGGGATGCTGATTCATACTGTCACCGCATATATTCTGGTAGAGAAAAAAGTAATGAAGCTCCAGTAACGATTACAACATGGCAGTCTGTCTACAAATTAGATAGATCTTTCTTTGAGTCCTATGGTGTTATTATAGGTGATGAAGCACATTTATTCAAGTCTAAATCTTTAATTCAGATTATGACAAAGCTTCATCATGCAAAGTATCGTTTTGGATTTACTGGAACCTTGGATGGTACTCAGACACATAAATGGGTTCTTGAGGGATTATTTGGACCATCATATAAAGTAACAAGAACTGATGAATTAATGAGACAGGGACATCTCTCTCAACTTGATATTCAATGTCTTGTACTTAAACACTCACCACAAAGCTTTGAAACTTATGAAGATGAGATACAGTATTTAATCAGTCACGAACAGCGCAATAGATTTATTAAAAATCTAGCACTAGATCTTAAAGGAAATACTCTTATTCTTTTCGCAAGAGTTGAAGCACATGGTGCCATACTGTACGAGAAGATAAATAAAAATAAGGGTGATGGCCGTAAGGTATTTTTTGTACATGGTGGTGTAGATGCAGAAGAAAGAGAAAAAGTACGAGAAATAACCGAACAAGAAAACAACGCTATCATTGTTGCTTCTTATGGAACTTTTAGTACAGGTATCAATATTAAAAAACTCCATAATGTTATCTTTGCCTCTCCAAGTAAATCAAGAGTCCGTAATCTTCAAAGTATTGGACGAGTTCTTAGAAAAGGAAAAGACAAAGTAAAAGCAACTTTATATGATATCTCTGATGATTGCTCCACTAAGTCTAGACGTAATTACACACTTAATCATTTCATAGAAAGAATCAAGACGTATAATGAAGAAAATTTTAACTATGAGATAATCACTATTCAACTAAAAATATGATTGAAGACGATTTCTACTGCACACTTAAATTAAAATCAGGTGAAGAAATCTTTGCTAAGGTTGCTGCATCTGATGAAGATAATAGAACAATGTTATTGGTATCTAATCCAATCGTTGTATCTGAGGTTAAAGGTAAATCAGGAATAATGGGATATCGTGTAGAACCCTGGCTAAAAACTACAAAGGAAGATATGTTTGTTATAAATTTAGATAATATTCTTACAATGTCTGAATCATCTGATATTGAAATGATTATGATGTATCAAAATTATGTACGCCAATCACAAAAGGGTGGTGGAAATAATGAAAATAATTCTAAACTTAATAGAAGAATGGGATATCTAGGAAACACAAGAGACGTTAAAGAGATCCTAGAAAAGATATTTAAGAGTAGCTAATACAATCCTTATCAACCCTCACAAAGGTAATTGTACACAATATTAGACACCTTGTCAAGTGCCTCATAAGATGATATAATCTATACATAATATGAGATAAACTTATGATACAACCAGGTATGACCAGAAGAAAAAGATCTGAGCATTACGTGAACAATAAGGAATTGCTTGCTGCTCTTGTTAGCTATCGCAGTGAAGTTGAAAGAACTTTCTTAGTAAAGCACGGTAGAGAACCTACGAAACAAGATAGAGGAACACGTTGGGACACTAAACCTCCTATTCCACGTTACATTGGTGAGTGCTTTTTAAAGATTGCAAATCATCTATCATTCAAACCCAATTTTGTTAACTACATGTTCAAGGAGGACATGATCTCTGACGGAATTGAGAATTGTGTTCAGTACATACATAACTTTAACCCAGAGAAATCCCAGAATCCCTTTGCGTATTTCACTCAGATTATTCATTATGCTTTTCTGCGTCGTATTCAGCGAGAGAAAAGGCAGTTAGAAATCAAGAACAAGATCATTGAACGGTCAGGTTTCAGTGAGGTGTTTGATGACAACAACACTCTTGACGGATCGAATTACAGCGACTATAATAGTATCAAAGACGCTGTGCATTCTAAACTCCGTAATTAATGAAAGTTGCAATCATTACCGATCAACACTTTGGTGCTCGTAAAAACTCTAAGTTATTTCACGACTATTTCCTNAAGTTTTANAATGATGTGTTTTTTCCTTATTTGGAAGAGCATGGAATTACTACAGTTGTAGATATGGGAGATACCTTTGATAGTCGTAAAGGTATTGACTTCTCTGCACTAGCATGGGCAAAGAATAATTATTATGATCGTCTTAAAGGATATGGGTATCCTTGTCCATACTATTGTCGGTAATCATACTGCATATTATAAAAATACTAATGATGTTAATGCTGTAGACTTACTCCTTCGTGAGTATGATAATGTCCCAGTTTACTCAGAACCAACTGAAATATCTTTGGATAAGTTAAAAGTATTACTTATTCCATGGATTAATTCAGATAATCAAGAAAAATCTTTTAGTTTGATTAAAAATTCAAACTGTAAAGTTGCTATGGGTCACCTTGAGTTAAATGGATTTAGAGCTCATAGGGGACACGTTATGGATCACGGTCATGAAAGTGACTTGTATAATAAGTATGAGAGAGTATTCTCTGGTCACTATCATACTAGATCTGATAATGGTAAGATCTTTTATCTGGGAAATCCTTATGAGATGTTTTGGAATGATTTGGAAGACCCAAGAGGATTTTCTATATTTGATACTGAAACCTTAGAACACTTTCATGTAGACAATCCATATAGAATATTCTATAATATTTACTATAATGATACACCACATCAACTCTTTGATGTTAGTCAATATGAAAACAAGATTGTAAAAGTTATTGTTCGTAAAAAAACTAGCACCAAAGATTTTGAAAAGTTTATTGATAAAATTTATGAAGTTGGAGTCTCGGATCTTAAAATTGTAGAAAACTTTGTTCTGCAAGAGTCTTCTGAGTTTGAAGTATTTGAATCAGAAGATACTATTTCTATCTTGGACAGATATATTCACGAATCTGAAATTAACCTTGACAAGTCAAGAATTAGGAATATTATGAGAGATACTTATCAACAAGCATGTGAATTGATCTAAGATGTATATCTTGACAGTTTACGGAAAAGAAAAAGAAGGTGCATATTCTGTACTTGATGATGAAGGAGATAGAATTTTATATTTGTTTGAAGCAGAAGATGATGCTATGAGATTTGCTATGATGTTGGAAGATGATGGTAGTCCAACTATGCATGTCATAGAAATAGAAGATGATATAATGATAAAAACATGTGAACTTCATGATTATAGTTACACTATAATCACACCCAACGACATTGTAATTCCACCTAAAACAAATCATGATTTTATTTGAAAAAATTCGTTGGAAGAATTTTCTTAGCACAGGCAATCAATTTACAGAAGTAGACTTTTTAAAACACTCCACCAATCTTATTATTGGTACAAATGG